GTTTTTAACTTTGTTGATAAATTTATTAGTGTAGTTTCTGGTGTTGAGTGTGATAGAGAAATGGATGTAAGGTATCATCCAAATTCATTTCTTAGATCAGGACCTGTGGAAGTAATTCAAGAGGTAACTACTTCATTACTTAAGCAAGGTTATGACCTTGAGCATACTGAAGCTTTTAAAGATTGTCTTATTCAAGGGTATGGATGGATAAGCTGTACTCTTGAAGTAAGAGATGGATTTTATAATATTAAAGAAGTTAAGGTTGATCCTTTTGAGATGGGGTGGGATCCTGATGCTAAAGAAAAGAATTTAGCTGATGCTAATTTTCTTTTTAGAAGAAGATATATGACTGAAAAAGAAGTAGAAGTAGAATGGCCTGGTAAGATTGAAGAAGTAAAAACTGCTGGTCTATATGATAATAATAAGTTTGTTTCACTAAGTAGTGATGATACTGATTATAGAAATAATGGTATAAGAGACTATTTAAATAGAATGGCTGTTATTCATTTTCAGTGGGTAGTAAATAGAGAATATACTTACTATAGCGTGGACGGTAAAGATACTGGGTATATTAAATCAGATGACTTTAATACTTTTAAGTCAAGAATGGAAAAATTAGGTAGTTTTGTTCAAGATCTTGGAAAAGAGCCAAGAAGAGATTTAGTTCAAGTATACTATGCAAGAGGTGTGTTACTAGAGGAAATTACTGATATTGACTGTTATAATTACTACTGTACTACTGGTAAATATGACTTGACAAAAGGTTATTATTTTGGTCTATTAAGATTTACACGTGATCCACAAAGATGGTCTAATAAATTTTTAAGTAATCTTATGCATAATATGTCTACAGCTGGTAAAGGCCTTTTCATGGAGAAAGGTGCTGTAACCAATGCGAATATGAATAAATTTGAAGAAGACTATGCTAGAGCTGATAGGATTAAATGGTTAGAAGATGGTGCTGTATCACAAAAGAGATTTCATATTCCAGATGCCTCCCCTATGCCCACAGGTTTACCACAGCTTTTAGATTATTCAATGAATGCTATTAACAATACTATTGGTGTAAATTTAGAGATGTTAGGGTTAGCTGATAGGCAACAATCTGGAAAAGTTGAGTCAGCTAGAAAAAGAGCTGGATTAACCGTATTATCAGCATTTTTCCAATCACGTAGAGAACAACTTAGAGGTATTGGTCGTTGTAGGCTAATTATACTTCAAAATTATATTCCTGATAATATAATTGATAGTATTATTAGTGAGGTTAATAAACCATACTCACAACAAATAAAAAGCTTACTATTTAGAAACTATTATGTTAAGGTAGATGAAGCACCAAGTTCAGGTGATGTTAAGTCAGATGTATGGGCTATTATTGTAGAGCTTATACCTTACTTGATGAACCAGCCAAAAATTCCACCACAATTCTTGGTTACACTTCTTAGATATAGTCCATTGCCTGCACATGTTGTTGATGAACTACAAAAGGTTATTAGTCAACCGCCGACACCAGAGCAAAAAGAGTCTAGTAGAATTGCTCTTGAAAAGGAAAAAGCTGGAGTAGAAAAAGATAGATCTAGTGCCCTACTTAACCTTGCTAAAGTTGAGGAAACAACTGATCATACTGATGCTATTGGAGAGATTATAAATAGACTGCTTGAAATCCAAAGGGCACAAATTACAGCTGGCCATGACAAAGAAAAACATGGTATGGATATGAAAAGGTCAGTAGTAGATATGTTTAGCAAGTTAGCTACTACTGAGGCTTCAATCAAACAAAAGGAGAAGTCAAATGACAAATGATGATAAAAACTATGAAGAATCCCTAGACTTTTTTCAAGAAGGGGATACTGATAGTTCAACTCAAGAAAATGAAGATACCGAAGAGACCGGCCTTGAAGAACAGGATCAGGTCTTTAAGGAGGGCCAAGAGGAAACCAGTAGTACCGATTATAACAAAGAAACAAAAGAAAAAACAGAGGATGATAAAGGCGATGAAGAAGAAAAATCTTCAGTACCAATTGCCGCGCTAAAGGATGAAAGGGCAAAAAGGCAAGTTCTAGAGAATGAACTTAATAGGCTTAATGAGAGGTTTGATCGCGTAGTAGAAAATCTTGTTGCTCGTAATAAGCCTAGTGAGGAAAAGAAGGAAGAAGAGCCAGAAATTCCTGCTTATGAAACTGACCCACTTGGTCATTTCAAGGGCACTATTGAAAAGCTAAATAAAAAAATTGAAGAGCTGACCAGTGGTGTAGATAAAAGAGATAAGACACTAGAGGCTAAGAGTGCTAACGACCAGCTATCAACTAGATGGCTAACTGATGTAAATGTAGCCTCACAAACTACACACCCAGATTTCCTAAAAGCCATTAATCATCTAGGTGCCCTAGAAGCCGAAGAGCTAAGGGAGGTTGGCTACACCGAACAAGAAATCCCTCTTATTATTGGTAATCGTGCTAAAAATACGGTTATGAAAGCCTACTCTCAGGGTAAAAGTCCTGTGGAGGTAATTTACTCTTTGGCCAAGAAAAGAGGATTTAAGTCGGTTGAAAGTAAAGAAGAAAGTAATAGGACCCCCCGTAATCCAAGAGAAGTTAGGGGCCTAAGTGGCGGATCGAGTCAATCTAAGCCTGGTAAGATTACAGCAGAAACTATTGCTAAAATGTCTGAAGACGATTTTGATAAGTTTATGAAGGGTAAAACCTGGGAAGACTTGCATGGCTTTTAAGGAGTAACTTCAATGCGACATGGTGACGGTAAGCTAATCTTAACCACAGCTGAAGCAACTGGTGATGAAGTTTTTACCCTCGATTTTAACAGAAGCTTAGGAAACCTAGTTTTTCAGCTAGATATCTCTAATGCGGCTACCGTTACTTTGTATGGTAGATTGTCACCAGAGGCCGAGTGGGTTAATCTTACTGGGGCCACTTATACTTCTACCGAAATTGACCAACAAGCCCCAGTACCATATCTAAGGCTAGTTTGGGCTGATAACACTGGTACCGTTAATTTCTGGGCTTGGGGGGTAGAATAAATTAGTTAGACCATTGGCTGCCGCCGGGCTTAACGGGCGTAACGGTCTTACATAAACTCGAACTAGGTGATAGAGATGATTACTGAATATGGTGTAAATCATCCGTTGGCCGTTAAGAAGTGGTCAATGGGTATTGGTCATAATATCCTTCAAGAGGTCTACTTTAGCAAGTTCATGGGTAAAGGCACTAATAGCCTTATCCAGGTAAAGACTGAGCTGAAAAAGTCTCCAGGTGATAAGATTACCTTTGGTCTCCGTAACCTGCTTACCGGTGATGGTATCTCTGGTGATGAGATCCTGGAAGGTAATGAAGAGGCCCTTATCACTAACAGTGATGCTATCTACATTAATCAGCTTAGGCATGGCGTAAAGTCTAAAGGCCGTATGTCTGAGCAGCGTGTACCATTCTCTGTCCGAGAGGAATGTCGAATTGGCCTTAAGGACTGGTGGACCGAGAGGATGGAGCAAGTCTTCTTTAACCACCTTGCTGGGTATACGCCAGAAACTAGACTCCAGTATAATGGTAATAATACTATCCTTGCTCCTACTACTGGCCGTCAGTTGTACACAAGCGTTGATCATACTAGTGATCAAACCCTTGATAGCTCTGATACCTTTACACTTAGCACTATTGATGCTGCTATTGAGTATGCCCGGACAGCACAGCCCCGTATGCGACCGCTCAAGATCAATGGCAAAGATTACTTTGTCTTGTTCTTGCATGAATATTGTGCTACTGACCTTCGTCGTGCAACAGATACTCAAGGCTGGTGGGATATTCAGAGGGCGGCCATGGAAGGTGGTCGTGTAAGTGGTAGCCCAATCTTTACTACAGCTCTTGGTGAATATCACGGGGTAATCCTTCACCGTTCTAGCTACTTGCCCTATGGTGTTAATAGTTCAACCGGTGCTGTTGTCTCAAATGTTCGTCGTAACGTGTTGTGTGGTGCACAGTCTATGGCCCTAGCTTATGGTAGGGATGGTGGACCGACCCGGTATGACTGGGTTGAAAAGAAGTTTGACTATGACAACCGACTTGGTGTAGCATCTGGTGCTATCTTCGGTATGAAGAAAATCCAGTATACTCCCGATAATGGCGGTGCTGCCTTTGACTATGGTACAATGGTTATCTCGAGCTGGGCACAGCCTCATAGCTACTAAGCTAGGCACAGCCGAATAACTATTAAGCCTGGAGAAGTAAATGACCATTCAGCCTAGGACAACTGAGCTTCAGGGAGTACATGCCATCCGTGTAGATGTTGCATATGATACTCCTGGTATTGGTTCTGGTATTAAGTTTGGTGCATTGCCGCCAGACTCAGTACTACTAGCTATTATGACTGAAGTTAGAACAGCATTCAATGCAGCTAGTACTAATGTACTTACTGTAGGCACTGATGCATCAGCTGTGGATATTTTGGATGCATCGGCTCTTGCTGAAGCTGCTGGCAGTGAATGGCTAACCCCCATTACTGGCTTTGAATGTGCACGTACTGCAGTAACTGATCTCTATGTAAAGTATGCCCAATCGGGTACTGCAGCTAGCGCTGGTTCAGCTACTCTTACTGTACTATATGCTACTAATCTTCCAGAGAATGTCCCCTATAGTGGATAATTTCTACGAAGATTTGTTTATGCAGGACGCCGCTGTTGCGCTGGTAGCTGATGAGGAGTCAGCTACCAGTGTAGCTAAAAAGGAGAAACCAATGACTTGTAAAGGAAGTAAAAAGCCAACTAAAAAGAAAGGAAAATAAATGGCTACTTTTTTAGACCTACAAAATCAGATAGCCTTTGATTTGCTTGGTATAAACTCAGCGGCCTCTACCGGCTTCCAAGCACAGATTAAGAGTGAAATTAATAGAGTATTAAATAAAAGGAGGTATGACTTAAATTGGTTTAATAATCAAATTTCTGAAACTACTACTTTTGAGAATGTTGATCATTACGAATTACCACCTGACTTTGTCAGTGTATTAGAGCCTGTTATTCTTAAGATTGATAATAGCAACAGAAGAAGGCTTGTTAAAACCACAATTGGTTGGGTTAGTGAAAAAAATAGCTATACTGGTATACCTATTTGGTATACCATCTTTGATAATAAGCTTAGAATTGCACCTACACCTTCTGGTCAATATGTAATTAGATTTTACTTTATTAAAGATCTAGGTAGATTATCTTTAGACACAGATACAAATGACTGGCTAACAAATGCTTTTGATCTAATAAGATTTGAATGTGATAAATCACTAGCTATTCTACCTTTAAGGCAAATGGATTTAGCTAATAACATAATGCCATTATTTATGAGTGAACAAAAAGCTTATCAAGAGCAATGTATAAATTATCTTGATAGTAGATCTATTTTACCAGAGGAGTAAATTAAAATGGGTAAACCATTTATGTTTGGTGAATTTGCACCAGACTTATCTTTATTGTCTGATAAAGCAGTTCATAAAGCTCAGAATGTTTTACCAGAGTTAGATGGATATAGTCCATTTAGTGCTTTTATTTCTTTAGGTGTAGATCCATTACCTAGCCTATGTTTAGGTGTTATTTCAGTTAAAGGAACTGACGGTGTTAGTCGTACTTTTTTTGGTACTGATACTAAACTATTTGAATTAGGTGGTACTGCTTTAGTAGATCAAACAAATGTTGGTGGTGACTACTCATTAGATGAGGATGAACATTGGGATTTTACTCAGTATAAGAATAAATTAGTAGCTACTTGTATATCAGAAGAGGTTCAAGCTATAGACCTAGGTGCTAATAATTTTGTAGATTTATTTACCTCAACTAAAAAGCCAAGGGCAAGATATGCTACTGTTGCTAACCTTGATTGGTTAGTATTAGCTAACACCGTAGATGATGATGATCTTGAAAGACCTACGAGAGTGTGGTGGTCATCTCGTGGTGATATTGCTGACATGGATCCAGATATTAATAACAAAAGTGGATTTAGAGATTTAGATTATCTTTACGGTGATATTGTAGGTATTTATAGTAGAGAGTATACAATTGTTTATCAGGAAAGAGCTTTACATCGTATGACATATGTTGGTGGTGATATTATCTTTAGATTTGACTTAATCTCTACTAATCTTGGACCATTAAGTAGAGGAGCTATTACACATTTTGCTGGTAATTCATTCTTCTTATCAAGAGGTGGATTTTATCAATTTGATGGCAGTAGTGTTATGCCTATTGGTGAAGAAAAAGTAAATAACTATGTACTAGATCAACTTGACTATAGTAGTAGACCCTATATCACTTCGGCAGTATATCCAAGAAGATCAATTGTAGCCTTTGGTGTACCAGTAGCTGGAGGTAAATATTCCTCTAGGATATTACTTTATAATTGGCAAATTAAAAGATGGTCTGAAATTATTATTAGTATAGAAAAACTTCTATCATCATATACTCTTGGAGTTAGTGTAGATGATAGTGATTATGAAGATTTATACGTAGATAGTTATCCTCAAGTTGACTGGCCAGTTGATGATGCGGCTTTTGCATCTGGCACTTCATTCTTCTCTGGTGTAGATTTAAATCATAATTATGTAGGCTCATTAGGTGATAATTTACCTGCTACCATTGAGACTAAATATGTGAATGTTGCTGAAAGAGTTATTACAGATACTATTGTACCACTTATTGAGAATGTTGTTAATCCACAGCTATATGTTATTGTTAGGGATGATTTGGGTGATAGTGAGACAATATATGGGCCTTTTGATCGTAATTTGTTTTATGAGTTCGTACCTGTAATTCAGGGTCGATTTATTAGATTTAGAATAACTTTTGATGGTTTTACTAAAGCTACTGGACTTGATGTATCATTTAAGAAAGTAGGTGGTAGAAATGCTTGAGCTATTTGTACCTACTACTTGGACTGATCCTGAAGAACATAGGAGGAAACTTGCTGAAGCACTTCAGCTAATAATAGAGCATTTAAATAATATATCTAACAGACAGAGTGATGAGTTTATTTCTACTGTAGACCTAATTAGTCTTACACCAAAAACATCAGACCCATCAATAGCTGTGGGGGGACAAATATACTATAACTCTGCTACTGGTAAGTTTAGAGGATATAATGATGTAACGGTACAGTGGGAGGATTTAAATTGATAGAGTTAAGAAGAATATATAAACCGAATTTAAAAGTAGTTGACAAATTATTATTGGCCGAATATTATAGTGACGATAAAAATTTAGTTGATTTATTAAGACTTTGTGTGATTGATCCTGTTAAGTATCACATGGTTGGCTCATTTAAAGATAAAGAATTATTAGGGGTTGCTATACTAATCGTAAGTAAAACTAATATGATTATATGGATGTTTTCAACAGAAAATTTCTTTGAATGGTTTAGTGATGATTTTTTACTTCAACTAGATAAATATGCTGTGGAAAATGGTTGTACTCGTATTAAATTATTTGGTAGACTTGGCTGGTTACGTAAGCCACCTAATGGCTTTAAGCCTAAGAGAGTTCAATTGGAGAGAAAGCTATGAGTGATGGTGGCGGTCAAGAAACTGAGACAACCACTACTAGTGAACCCTGGGGTGGTGTTAAGCCATACCTTAAAGATTTATTTAAAAGATCACAAGCTCAGTCACAGACTGGATTATCATATTATCCTGACTCAACTGTAGCTGAAACTAGTCCGTATACTGATGCTTATGTCCAAGCCTTAGCTGATAAAGGCTCTAACGGTTCACCACTTATAGATGATGCATCTGGTTATACTAGTGATGTATTAGCTGGTAATTATTTAACTGATCAAAATCCTTATATGGAAAATATGATTGGTAACTTTACTGATCAAATTGGTGGAGCTATTGGTGATAGATTTGCTGCATCTGGTGGATATATGGGTTCACCTGGTGAAGTTCAAGCTGTTACTAGAGAAGTAAGTAATGCTGCATTACCATATTTATTCCAAGACTATACATCTGAAAGAGGCAATATGAGTGATGCTGCTAAGTCGGCTGGTGTTATTGATCAATTAGATACTTCAAATATTGGGTTACTTGGACAAGCTGGTAGTATTGATCAATCTAATAATCAAGCTATTCTTGATGATCTAGTTAATAGATGGAATTATGAACAACAAGCACCTTGGGATGTACTCTCAAGATATAGTCAACTTATTCAACCTGGTATTAATTTTGGTACTTCAACTACTTCTGGTGGTACTAGTACGGCTGCTGACCCCATGGGTATGGCTGGAGCTGGTGTTAATATGGCATCTTCACTTGCTATGCTTCTAGCTTTTGCATAGGAGATAATAATGGATCCTGATCTAATGCCATATATGACACTTAATAACAATAATGACAATAATAGCATGTTAATTAATTTAATGCTTATGGAGCAAATGAATAAGGATCATGCTGATAGAGTTAATGGGGCAAATGCTCCATCCGGTACTGGCGGCGGTGGTATGCCTATGGGAGGTCTTAACCCTTATCTATTTCTTGGCGAAGGTAGCCCACTAGCTGGCGGTGGCGCAGGTGCTGCTGGAGGTGCTGGAGCAGGAGGTACTAGTGCGGGCGCGGCTGGTGCTGGTGGTGCTGGCGCAGGTGCTGGAGCGACTGGCGCAGGTGGGCTAGGTGCTTTAGGTTGGGCCGGTCTAATTGCTGCCGGCGTCATTGCCGGTAAGGAGACTGAACAAACTCAGTCACAAAATCCAATCGGTAGAGGGTTACTGTCAGCATTGGGGCCAAGTATCCCACAAATGAAAGAAGATCCAAAACTAGCACTAACTACAGCATTAGGTGTTCCGTTTATTAATGGTGCAATTAGATCAGATAAATCTGCCTCAGCTGCACCAGAATGGAGATCATTATTTGGTTAGGAGGTTAAAATGACTGGTGCTGCAGGTGCAGGTGGCGGTAGTAATATACAAAGTCTAATGCCATATCTAATGGCTATGAATAGTGTAGGTTCTGGTCTTCAAGATATGGGTAGAGCAAGAAACGGTCAAAGTGCTAATACTAATCCAAATCTTATGAGACTAATGGCTATGGCCAGAATGAAAAATAATAGTAATAATCAAACACCAATGTCTCCAACACTTGAGCCTATGAATACAAATCCATATCTTACTCTTGGTAGGTAAGTAGAAATGGCTGAGGAACAAGAACGTAAAAGTTTATTAGGTAATGTCTTTGGTGATTGGCAGCCTAATACAGACCTAGAGTCTATGTTGCCTTGGCTTTTAATTGGTCAAGCTGGTAATTCACTTGGTCAAGGCTTGATTAATATGGGTAAAGCTCGTAGAGGTGAAAGTATTCAGCCTCAAGGTTTACCATTAGGTATGATTAATTTAGCTCAACAAATTAATAATAGAAAAGAAAGAGATGAGGCATTTACAGGTTTAAGTGAGGGATTACCAGATGACCAAAAAGCTTTACTAGAAAATTCTCTAAAGCTTGGTGCTGAAGGTCCATTAAATCAATATGCAAAGGGTAAATTTGGTAGTGATACACCTAGTTGGAAAGGGAGATATGTATCCACTAGTAAAGGTGTATTTGATGCAGCTGAACAGAAGATTGTTCCTGGTACAGAGTCTGGATCATTAAAAGAGGTTGGTAACTACCTATATGACACTAATACTGGTCAATGGATTGAACCGCCAGGGGGAGCAAATAAAGGCCAAGGTATTAGATATGGTAAAATTGGTATAGATGATGAAGGTAATGAAACCTATGGATGGATAGATACTAAGTCTGGTAAATTATCTCCAGTAATGACTGGTCGTAGACCTGGCCCTGTATACTTGTCTGACTCTGATGGGAATGTTTATGAAGCCAAAGATGCAGAGGCTATTAAAGCTGCACAAGAAGGAGGTTTAGACCTTTTACCTGGAAAACCAGTTACGAGCAATAAAACTGTTATTACAGATAAAGCTGGTGAGGTACGTGTACTAGATAAGAGAACTGGTAAAAGTGAGTTAGCTGATTTTAAGAAAAAAGATAAAGTAGGACTTACTGAAGATACAGATACTAGTATTGGTATGGTAGATGATCTTATTAATCGTGTCACTGAAAATCCAAGAGTAGTAGGTGCTTGGGGACTAGCTAATAGGCTTCAAGAAAGTGTAGTAGGTCAGCTTAATCCTGGAGCTCCTCAACCTGCTAGAGATTTTGATAAAGCTCTCGAAAAACTTAAAGCACTTAATCTACCACAAATCTTACAAGAGTCTGGTCGTTCATTATCCGATGCAGATAGACAAAGAATGGATAAAATCCTTTCTGGTGGTAGTGTATGGGATACTCCTGAAGATGCAAGAAAAGACCTTATATGGTTAAAAGATATACTCGGTAAAAAAGCACAAAATCAAGGTACAAATAAGCCAGCTAAAAAACCAGACAATATGATTTCTCAAGATGATATTAATACTACACTTAAAAAGCATGGTATTACATTAGATAAGTTTAAAGAACTTTATGCTAAAAAACATAATCTTACCATTGAAGAGGTAGAAAGAAGGATAGCTAAATAATGGCTGGTAAAGATCTACTTGATGATATGGATATTGGCAGTAATGATAGCGGAGTAGACCTATTAGCTGATGAGCCAGCTTATGGAAAAGAGCCATCAATTTCAGATGAAGTAAATAAGATTGAAGATGAACTTGGTAGTATTGAAAATAAACTTATACCAAACTTTGATTATTATAACCCTGATAGACCAATTGATACCTTTACAAGATTTCAGATGGGTAGGCAAGACAGTCCATCAGAAACTGAAAAATATTTAGATAGTAAATTTGGTAGAGGTAATTGGGCAAAAATTGATAACCGTTATGTTTTGAATGCTGATAAAGCAAAAGAATATGGAATTAAATCACCAAATAATCTACCTGTGGCAATTAACCCTTGGGGGCTAGATACAGGAGATATTGATGAATTTATGGGAGATATCGCTGGTCCAACTCTTGGGGGTATTGCTGCTGGTATCGCCACTGGTGGTGCTGGTTTTGTTCCTGGTGTTATTGCTGCCGGAGCTGGTTCAGCTGGTGGTGAAGCTATTGATGAAGGTATCAAGATATTAGAAGGTACCTCAAGTAAAAGTGCAAAAGAAATAGCTCAAGATGTTGCAACTGAAGGACTTCTTGGTGCTACTGGTGAAGGCATATTTAGACTTGCTACACCATTTCTATCTAAAACACTTGGTCCACATACTAAAAGAGCTACAGCTATATTTAGGAGAAGGCAACCATTACAGTCAACTATTGAGCCTGAAAGATTAAGCTTATTACATGATGCTCTAGATGCAGGATATAGGCCTCATGTATCAGTAGCTACCGGTAAAAATCTTGCCGGTCGTATGCAGTCAGCCGCTGAATTTATTTTTGGTCAAGGTAGAAGAGAGACAATTAACCAAGAAGCTATGATAAGAGCTAGAAATAAACTAACAACTAGTGTTGGTTCACAACCGAAAACTGCACAAGATTTAATTGCCATGGATGCTGGTAATCAGCTTGCTTCAGCAAGTGATACTGTACTCGATAGAGTAAATACAGTATTAACTACTAATGCTGATGAAATGATCCAATTAGATGCTGTGGCTAATTCAACACAACGTAGGCTTTCTAATGATATTCAAAGATCATTTGCTTTTCCAGATAAAAATCTAGGTGAGAAAATCCAAAAAGATCTAGTAGAAGCTAGACGTGCCTATTATGAACAAAGTGCCACAGCTATGAGAAATTTTGATGAAATAGTACAGCATAATGAATTTGATAGTGCTACCATCCAGGGACTAGCTAAAGATTACTTAGAGCGTGGCGTCTTTAAAACAAATCCAATTACTGGAAGACAATATCTCCAGGCGGGTAATGAAGAGTCTATTTCATTTCTTTCACAATTAAGAGATATGGATAGGCTTCAATCTGGTGAAGCTTTATTATCACTTAGACAGGCACTTAAAGCTAACGTGAAATCAGACGGTGGTCTACCAAGTGAGATTAGAGCACAGTTAATTGAGGCAGTTGATCATTCACTAAGAAATGGTAGTAATTACTTTCAGAAGACAAAAAAAGCTCAAGGCTATCTTGATAGATATTTATCATGGGATGATAGCATGAGTAGAAAGTTTGATACTTTTGAAGTTAATAGTTTAATTGCTAATCCACAGAAATCAAGTAATATCCCAGCTGATAAAGTAGTTAGCTATATTACAGATATAGATGATCCAGCTGCAATTTTAAGACTTAAAGAAATTATTAAAAGCCCTAACTGGCGGAAAATTCAAAGGGGTGTGTTTGACGATATTGTTTCACGATCAAGTAGCCCCAATGGCACCATTGATGCATCAAATTTCTATAAATATGTAAATGATCATGAACAAACTCTTAGGGCAATATACGGTGATGATAAATTAAAACAGATCTCTACTTATTCAAAATTTTTAGCTGCTAGAGATGGTATTATTCCATTAGACAGTTTAGGAAAAGGTGATCCATATACCGTATTAAGAGATGCTGTAGCTAGAAGACAGTCTATTGATAAGTTTGTATCAGAGACAAAAGACGTCTCTAAGCTTATTACAAGTGGTAAGTATAGCTTAACAGATATAATTCCCTCATTAATGCAAGATAATGGCAGGGCCAAGATTAAACAACTAAAAATGTTAGTTGGTGAGAATAGCCAAGCATGGAGTGAATTTAGAGCTGCTACAATGGAAAAACTATTACAGCCACTGGTAAAAAAATCAGACGATGCTGTGGATGCTATTCTTGACCCAAAAAAATTAGATGAGATGTTAGCTAAATATAGCCCTAGTGCCTTGACTGAAGTTTTTGGTCCAGAGACTACTACTGAACTTTATAAATTTGCTAAAGTAGCAAGATATGCAGTTAGTAAAAAATCGCCATTTTCTGGTTCTATTGTAGCAGCAGGTATTGCCCTACATCCGTTAGGTAATCTTGGTGCTTTAGCTAAATTTAAAGCAGTTCAATCATTAATGAGTACACCTGGTTTCCTAAAATATATGAGCGATGGGTTAAGTGGGTCATCCACAGCTCGTATGTCATTGAGAGAAATTAATAGGATGGCCAATCAATTTGTTCTTCGTACTGACCAAGCCTTTAAGCCGGAGAATGAAAATGTCGGAAATTAATAACTGGGATGTTTCTTCCGATAATAATAATAGTGCACCGCCTGATGGTGCACCTGAAGCAACTACTCGTATAGGTCAGTTAAATAATATTATTCGTGAGCTTATGGCTGTTTGTGCTAGATGGTTTAAAGATACTAATGGCTCTTTAGTATCTACTGGCACGAATACAATCGCCGTCACAACAAATAGGTCAATTTCATCATATTATGATGGGATGCGTATTACCTTTCGTGCTGCTGGTGTTAATACATCTGCCTGTACGCTTAATATTAATACAATTGGGGCAAAATCATTAAAAACACCTACAGGTGAAGAACTTAGAGCTGGAGTTATTAATACAGATGGTATTTATGATGCAGTATACTGTTCAAATTCAGATGAGTTCGTTTTACTAGGCTCTATAAATAATGATAAAGTACTAACTACTGAAGGAGATATTATTTATAGGGATGGTACCGGATATCAACGACTTGCAATCGGTAGTGCTAACCAGCTATTAAAGTCAAATGGTACTACAGTTTCTTGGGGAAATATTACTGGTTCTGAGCTTGTTTTAGGTGGTGATGCTCATGGTGATATTGTTTTTAGAAATAGTACTCGATATGATAATTTACCGCCAGGTACAGCTGGTCAATTATTAACTACAAATGGTTCAGGATCAAACCCAAGTTGGGAAAATGGCTCTTGGATAAGTAGTGATGTAAGTTTATCAGGTAATGCTGAAGTAGAAATTAATAGTATTCCATCATGGGCTACTAGATTAGAAATAGGTATTACAGACGGTGGACTTAGTGTAAATTCAAGAATTGGATTAAGGCTTGGTACTGCTTCAAGTATGGTAATTAGTGGTTATGAAGGAAGAGCAGCAGCACCAGGAGCAGCTAGTTTAACTCATGATAGTCAATTTTATCTAATCCCATATAATTCAAATTCCTCAGCACACGAAGGTCACATTACATTAGTAAAAAGCCCCAGTAATAAGTGGTTTATGTCAGGTGTAATGAGTAGATCAGATGGTGGTGAAACTAATTCAACAAGTAGTGGTAGAGTTGATATTACTGGGACTTTGACTAGAATTAGGCTTATTGTTAATTCTGGGGTATTTGATAATGGCTCATTCTTTGTTAGAGCATGGAGGTAGGCTTTTATCTATCTCTCTATATGAGGACCCGTCTGAAATACTATCTTGATCAAGATTATCATCTATCAGTCTAAGGTAGTTGACCCAGTTTATAATATCTACTAGGTCAGCTTCCTTTCTATGCTTACTATAGCTGTCGATTGAGGTCTTCAATCTCTTGATAAAATAATCTACATCACGGTAGAGGAAGGAGACTGGTCCATAGGTATAATAAGCCTGTAGCCTTTCCATTTTTGCTTTTAGTACTAGTTCTTTTAATGAGCTCTCCTTAAATTTCTCTGTTGATTTAGCTGGTTTATCTTGACTTATTAGCCAAAGCCTAAAAGCCTTAATTCTACTTCTAATCATACTATTCACCACCAGCTTTACTAATAAGTTCTTTCAATTCATTCTTTTCAGGTGTGGAGATTGGACCATAATGACGTTTCATAATTAGCCAACCTAGCCTAGTTTTTTCTAGTCCGTCTGGTAGAATAGGTTCGCTTTTCCTTAGTTTTTCGTAGGGTTTGGTTAACAGTAGTGGATTTAGTTGACCTTCTGTTTCTTCTTGGCTTGTCTTGAAGTTCAATGACAATCTCTTTGATAGCTTCACACATGTCGGCTTCTTTTTCATAATCAAACTCCCATCTACCTTCACCAATTCTCTCAGGAAAATACTTACGAAGTTCCCTCCTTAGCCTTTTAGTATCTAAATAAGTATGTACGTCTAGTGCCTCTTTAGCTAAATCATCTAAAGTTTTTAATCGAGATTTTACTACAAAATTAGCTCTTTTTGGCATTGTTATTGTTTGGCTATACATAGACTCATCGTATACTTCTTCACCATAAAATTCTTCAGTCTCTGGATTAAAATTACATATAAACTTTGACTTTCCAAAATCAAGTTCCCATAAAGCCCACATATCGGACTCGATCAAAGTATAGTCTTCACCAATAGCTGTACTTTCAATAAACTCTATAGCCTCATCAATGTTAGTAAATGAACGTCGAAATGCCTGGAACATTACTCCAGCATATCGTTCACAGTAGATTTGATATCGCTTTGTCATGATGATATTTTACATTAGTGGTTTTTGTTTTTCAACCGTTCAAAAACACCATTAGCAAGTCTATGCTTACGTTGAAGATTATTAAATATAATCTCGTCAATAGTATTTCTCATAACTAAGAAAATGGACTTTGTTGACCGTTCTTGGCCTCTTCTTCTAATTCTACCTAAACTTTGGTCATAGTCAATATAGTGGAATGTAAGGCTAAAATATATAATTAATCTTGATGATTGCAAGTCAATACTCTGAGCACCGCTACGAAACTGACATACCATCACACGAACCTGTGGATTATCCTGAAATTCCTGCCATCCAAATTTATCTTCATTAAGACCATATAGTGTTCTATAGTTAATATTCATCTTATTAAGTACTGAGGCAATCCTGTATATTTCAGCATTATAGGCACAGAAAATTACAACCTTTTCTTCTTGATTTTCAAGAAAATTTATTAGCCAGTTTATTTTCTCACTTTTAAGATATCTAATATCTCCATCTTCTAGTATAACAGTACCACTACATAGTTGATGTAATTTAGCCATTTTAGCTAATGTGTTACTCGTTAAGTATTTTACTCCTTCAATCTCTAAAATAAATTCTTTCTCACAATAATCGTATATCTCCCTATTAGGCCTATGGTGATCTAGTTTAATTATTCTTCTTACATGCCTCTTGAGGTTTAGTACACTATTATCCTGATAAAATGTTACTTTCCTTACTTGATCCATAAACCACTTTTTATACTCATCTTTAAGTCTAAACTTTTTCTTCATAAAGCCATATCTCTCACAATACCTATTTGAGAATGATCGCCAATCTCTTTCAAAAACACCAAGAAAAACATATTGGCTCCACAGGTCTGTTTCATCAATACTGAGTGGTGTGGCAGTCATCATTACCCTTCTAATGTTTGGTGTTTTCTTTACTAGCCTCATAACTGACTTAAATCGTTTACTTTTTCTATTCTTAATAGAGTGACATTCATCTAGGATTATAAGGTCTAAATCCTTATAAACCGGGTAGCTATAGGGGCTATATGTCATGATGTGAATGATGTATGATTGACCCGTAACGATACAGGTATTCCCATTTTTGTCCTCAGCATGCCTTGAAATTACATATTTATCAAAATGACGTATCCAGTTTGATACAGATGCTTTTGACTGAGTTATAATAAATACTCTTCTAGGTTTTGTAAGTCTTATTAGGTCTAATGCTACAAAGGTTTTACCTGTGCCTTTATCCATTACTAAGCTTGCTTGTTTTTTGATATAGGCAAAGACTGCAGCTCTTTGTTGGTATTGATCCAGTTTCGTATTTGCTTGATAATAACCTTCAACCATTCGATTGCTTCCTTATCATCATCGAACCAATTACACAATCCGCCTGACTTATGTATTTGATCAAGATTTAAAAACTGAGCTTCAGTTGGCCTCTTCTTAGTATCCTTCATTTCAATAGCCACAAATACACCATATATTGAAGCTATTATGTCTGGTTTAGCTACTCGTGAAAATGCATCTCCTGTGGTTTTAATAGCATAAACATAGTCTCCCTGTTTCCTTAGGAAAGATAATACTCTAGCTGTTTTTGGTGTTTCGGCCATTGAGATAACCTCAAAAAAATAGGCTGGTGATTAGAGCTGCATTAATCACCAGCCTAACATTATAAGTAACTAGGTAGGTCCGGGAGAACCTTCAGGGGGTATCATCTAGTTACTTATTTACCTAACATTATATGCAGTATTAGGTAAATCTCTGCTTATACGTAACCTGCTTCCTTCAGCGCAGCAATTGCCTTCTTCCGACACATTGCAACACTACCAACAAGCTTAACTTCAACCTCCAGCTCGTCAAGAAGTTCCTGAATTTCTTCCTTCGACATATCCTGAATATCTTCTTCAGTGATTACTACTTCGCCTTCTTCAGCACCACCATCGTCGCTGCTTGAAGTCTCCTCTTCTTCATCATCTTCTTCGACTTCAGCGTCCTCTTCATCCTTGCTAGTGGCATCTTCATCTCCAATTGGATAATACTCAGCAACCTTAGCACGAGGCCGCGCATCGTAAGAAGTATCATGGAAAATATCTGCGTCATATACCTGTCCCACCATCTCAGCGGGATCAAGTTCAATCTCTCCGTCTGTCTCAAAGCCTAGAGCATCAAGGAATGACTTCAATCGCCATAGAGCCTTAGGGCTCAAGGACAGATTATCATATACCTCAGCACCCTCAAAGTTATCATCATTAATTACAGCAGACCGAACCTCAAGGTAATCGCCATTAGGTCCCTTGTCCTTTTTAACCTCCTTTACCTCAAAACCCCAACGTCCCTCAGGTACAAGCTTACGTACGGTAACTCCAGTAAAGTCAACCTTCATCTTAGTATTAGCGGCACGACGTGTACGAGTTGTAGTAACCATTTTCACTTACCTCCTTCAAACTTGATCAAGTCATCCCACTTTGGGTTTTCGATGAAACTTGGAATTTCAATACCTACGGGTTTTCTTATTTTGGTAACATAAATTGGGTTAGGCCCAAGTCTCATACAATACTTAAATACCCGTTTATTAACTAAAGTGGTTTTACCTTTTTCTCCTTTCACTCTTACTTTAGTATTAGTCATAGAGATAAAAGTATTACCAATAATATCTGATGTACCATTAAGGGTAGCAACTACACTGGGCATCAGTCTTGCATTTCTTGACGGTAATATGTCGTCTGCCTCTTCTTCTTCATCTAGTCCAAATGTCCTCATATGAGCAAGGAAAATAATATTTTTATTTAGGTCTTTCAAGTCATAGATTAGTGTTTTCATGTCTCCTGCAATCTTACCAAATACCCTTCTATCAAGACCAAATGAACTTGATTTATTTCCAACTTCAATATCTGTTCTCATATCTTGTGCAGAAGTTATTGTATCGATTATCACAGTTTTATAATAATCATCAGTTGATAATAAGTCAACCTTTTTAATTAGGGCATCCCATGACTGAATATAGACACCCTTATAAGTATCACTTAGCTTATCAGAAACTGATTTTAAGCCTGTTTCGTTAATGTCAAGATGGTATACAGGCTGTGGGGCAGTAGTACAGAAGGTAGTTTTTCCAGTACCTGATAAGCCATAGATAAGTACTATTCGTTTATCTACCGGATCATACTCATTCTCATCTAGTTGGCTTCTATTATTAGGCTTGGGTTTTACTGCTCTCTTCTTTAATACCATTTTCTTATCTCCCTTTAATCAGATTGTTCATCCCTACCTTGAAAAATATCATCTAGCTCAATTAGTTTTCTATTATACTCCTCAAACAACATGTCCCAATCTAACTGGACTACAGTGTCCTGAGGGATTAGATTAAATTGATCCTCCTGATTAAGTTTCTTAATTTCCCTCCTAATCATCTGCCTTTTAATTTCATTAATACCCTCTTCCATTGTGTAAACTGCGATATTATTTACCTTTATCCTTCTTGTTACTTCAACGGTGATTTCAATAGTCATATGTTTTACTCCTCTTCAGCTTCATATACTTCAGCATAGTATTGTTCTCTATTCTTGTAATTCTTTAATAAGTAGTCTTTCTCATCACCACCTATTAGGCCTAGATAACATGGCTCCTTAAATGAGCATGACATGCACATATAGCTCCAAGATCTAGGAAATTCTTTTGTCTTTGAGATCTGATTACCTTCAAATATAGCCATATCCACAAAATGGTTAATAATACTCTCATTAAGTCTTGTTGATAATTTATCTTTAACTTTTATAGTTAACTTTTCTTTCATGTCTTCATAATTAGCTTCAGTTAAATTATTTTTCTTCAGAGTATCTTTATATAGTGACCAGGTACAGGTAATATTCTTCTTTGACATACTACCATTCTTGATTATTTCTGGTGTATTTAGAGTAGGACAATATATAAACTCTCTAAATATATGAGTAACTTTTTTATCCATCCTTCTTAATGCCTCAGCGTATAGAACAGCTTGAGGACGAAATCTTTCTGTAATATCTATAGTATCTTTTGGTTTTGCTTTTGTCTTTAGTTCATAAACTGACCTTGTATTTGGGTGACCGACCATAGAACCAAAGGCATCTACTTGCCCTTTATAGATAATATTATCTGATAGTTTCATCTCTATTGGGAACTCAACCTCATCAGCATAAAAATATTTTGGTGTCTCATAATAGTCTTTCATTATATACTCTATAGATAAAAACATCTTTTTAAATTTTTCTACTTCCTCTACCTCTAAATCCTTCCAATTAAAATTAGCTTTTGTATCTTTAAATATATCCCATGGATCACGACCCATAAATTCATCTTCTTTCATCTTATGAATAATAGTACCTCTAACAAGTTTAGATGATTTTTTCTTTGGCTCTAGGTTCAATATCTCTCTATAATAATAGAGTTTTTTACATCTTTGCCAAGAATTAAGAATACTATTGCTTAAGTGGATTGGGGATTTCTTTACCGATACCCCAGTTCCCGACTTGACCTTCAATTTCGATTGGACACCTAAACGTGACATTAAATTCTCCAAGCAAACTGGGATTAATCATGATACGATAAATCTCTGGTAAATGCTTGTCAATAACTTTTTTAGGAGCATAGAATAATAAGGCATCATGAACTGTGCCAATAATAATAAGATTTGGAAATTTTTCATGAATTTCCACAGCTGCTGCTAAGGTTAATTCGGCAGCACCACCCTGGATTGGTGAATTAATAGCCTGTCTTAAAGCTTCACCTTTTTCATAATCATATTCGTCATTCATTGCTGATGGTAGATGGCGACGTCTACCAGTCCAGGTTTCAACATATCCGTATGTTTGAGCAAACTTTCTTTTCTTCCTATGCCACTTAGTAAGTACATAATATTTCGTAAAAAACCCACTTCTTATCTCCACACACTCCTCGTATTCAAAATTTACTCCAAATTTCTCTTTAGCATACTGTTGAAATTTGTCCTCTTTCATGCCATAAATAAATCCAAAATTAATAGCTTTACCTTTTTTACGTTCAGCTTTATCTGGGGTTTCAATATCAAATATATCTCTAACTGTACCACTATGAATATCTTCACCAGTTCTAAAATACTCTAACATTGTAGGCTCATTAGCATCATCAGCAGTAAGTCTTAATTCAATCTGTGAATAGTCAATTTCAACTAATACAAAGCCTGGTGGAGCACCAATACATGACCTAATAGTAACTTCTCTAGGTGTTTGTTGTAGGTTTGGGTCCTCACATGATGGCCTACCAGTTACCGTACCGTGGATTTTAAAGCTTGGGTACATAAAACCAGTCCTCATAGACTTTTGTTTCCATGAGGTTAAAAACTGCATATTTTTGATTGCCCCTCTATATTCAAGTATTAAAGTTGGTAATTCATAGCCATCATCAGCTAAACTAATTAATACTGACTCAGATGTTGATCTTTTACCACCAGGAGTATACGATACTGAAGGTATACCTAAGTCATCAAACATGAGCTTAGCTAATTGATCTGGAGAGTTCCAGTTAATATTACCATAATCATTTAATAGTTCAAGCTTATTATTAACTATCTTTTCCCAGTGTCTATAAGCTTCATTCCATTTTTCTGGGTCAATGTATACTCCATTGATTTCAGTATTAATATACATCCTGACTACTCTCATAACTAATCTAGTGAGTAGCCTTTTATGAGTATCACTTAGCTCATATTGATCAGTATATTCTTTTAAGTGGTAGGTATAATAACAATCTTTTGCTAAATATTGGCAATGAGTATGTAGATCACCATCCATGCCTTTCTGATGTAGCGGTACATCATAATCTACAAAGTTTTCAAATACTCTACTCAAAAGGTTTTTAAGTTCAAGTGAACTATTTTCATCTATTAAGTGCCATGCAAGCATGGTATCGAATTTTGGGTAAAATGTGATACCTAACTTTCTATTGGTAAATAATGCATCAAATTTACCATTATGAGTAATTATTGATTTTTTGGTCATAGCTTTTATAATTCTACGAGCAAGTATCTTCTGTACAAGTTTATTTTTATGGTATTGGTTGTGGTTTAATATGGTAATATATTGCTTCTTACCATTACTAAGACCAAATGATACTATCTTGCTATTTGGATCATTTGGATTAAGCCCTGTTGTCTCAGTATCATAGGCTATCCATTCATTATTATTTACCCATCTAATAACTTCATTAATATTAGTTTCATCAACTAATGTATAGTCTATTTTTTCTTCTTCCTCTCCATATACAAGCTTAAAGAATTGATTAATATCTTCTTTAAAAACAGAATAAGATTTAGTTGTCTTAATAGCTCTAGCTGGGTGGTACGTAATCCGATAAGTAATTCCATCCTTTTTAATAGTTGCTCCTTGATAGTTTTTAAGTTTTGTATATCCAAGTGTTGACCTTAAAGCGATACCACCCATGATAAGAATAAATTTTGGTTTTACTGTCTGTATCTCAAGATCCAGCCATCGCTTACAGGCTTTTGCTTGTTTTGCTGTGGCATTTTTACGATATGGTGTTTTGCAATGAACGGCATTGGTAAGGTATACATCCCCTCTAGAAATTCCGTTCTCATTAAGACACTCTTCAATAATTTTTCCATAATTTCCGGTGAAGGGGTGGCCATAACTGTCATCTGTCCTTCCAGGTGACTCACCAATAATCATCACATCACATGGTATAGGACCTATACCAAGCATACATACATGACTAGCTTCTTCGCAAAGATTACAATCTCTACAATTTGGATCTCTCTCCATTAGTGTTCTTCCACCTGACCAGAAAAATAGTTTACCATATAAGATGGAGTTATTTTAAATAGCTCTATATTAAAGCTATTAAACATCATAAGATGTTTTGTATCATGATATTCATGCTGGAAATATATCTTTTTTATGTTTAGACAACAATTTAGTATATAGCTTGTACAATTTAAACAGGGAGATGAAGTAGTATATAGAGACAATAATATAGGGTCTATTGATGGATCTGGTATATCTAACTCGATTAGATTACTATAGGCTCTTTCTATAGCATTTACTTCCGCATGTATAGATCTTTTACATTTCTCTTTCCAAATATTAGTCCAACCACATAGTTCATTGCTACAGTGATCCTCATTAGTAGGAGGGCCATTATAGCCTACCCCGATAATATTATTATTGAAGACTAATACTGCACCATTAGCCCCCCTAGCGCAGGTAGACCTTTTAGAAACTATATTAGCAATTTCCATAAACATCCATTCTCTAGAAATTCTACTCATTAAAATACCTCCTTAACATCTTTTTGATAGACATGGAGACTAAACATAAAGTGAGTAAAAGAGCCAACCTTAATATCTAGTCTATTAGCTATAATACCTTGTAAAGCACAGGCAAAAAATACATCATTAGCCCAATGTGTAATAAAATCACAGCTTCTCATAATATAGGTGATCATAAGCTTATTATCTCTAATTTGGAAATTATAGCCAAGTGAGCATGGTACTCGTACTAGCTCTTTCTCCTTCATTGCTATAATATCTTTTGGACTAAAAATCGGCCACCAACACCTACGATTATTTTTATCTTTCCTGAGTATTTTTACTATATGATCAGCTAATCCTACCATCCTCTCTGAGTAAGTATAATCCATTTTACCATTTACTAGCATTGGCTCCCAAAGCTCTTTATTAATAAGCCATGAATTGCCTGGATTAGTAGGTCTACCTCGCATACCATTAATTCTATCACACAATTCCGCATCACAGTACTCTATATTAATATTCGGTAAAGAGATAATATCGTCATAGCTTGGCTCTAGAATTACATACCCATAATTAGTTAGTTCATGAGTATGGTAATCTGGATTTTCTTTAATATTCATATTCTGCATAGTGTTGGTCGTGATAAGAGTACCAAAGCTCTTAAGATCACGCCTAATCTCTGACTCAGCCTCAATGGCAGTTTTATATACTCTCATTAGTTATCTCCTTTGATATTTAGAGGCTAGATACTCTAGATGTTTTATGTTGTAGTAATTTACATGCTCTTTTGATTTTCTCATTTCGGAAAACGGTAGTGGTCTATCTGAGAGATAGTCATTAGCCCACTTAGTCATTCCTTTGAAAAAACGATAATCATTTTTTTCTACCATGTCAAATATTTTTCTATGGTCATTAATTGAGTTTAACATCATTGGTAGATATAGGTTATTTAATGTTACGCTGGAGAAATAAAAATTTATCTCATCGAATTTAATATCAAAATTTGGCTGTATTACTTGGTCTATAAAGCACAGGTCGGCATAAAACTTTTTTATTATCTCCACAGTTCTGTAAAAGACATTTAGTACATGATAGTCGCCAGCTTGAACTACTACCATCGCTTGCATACACCAGCCTGTTTGACCGGTGCGTTTAGGCTTATTATGACAATGCCATCCAATGCTATAATCTTCCTTCTGCCTGTTATTCTCCCACTCAAGAAGGGCTTTTGTAAAGTCCTCTTCATTAAAATAAGCTTCTCTTAGAAGGTTCATCTTTCGACTAGTATAGCCTCTTATTGATAGATGACATTTACCTCTATAATAGTCAGTGCATAGATAGTGTTTATTAAGAAATATTTTCCGGCCTCCATGATGCCTATCTGGTTCACTTACCATGAGTGTTTTTACAAATTCTGAGTAGCTTAGCATTAATAGTTACTCCTAACCCTAAAGTCATTTACTTGAGCCTTAAGATCAACCATATCTAGAAAATCTTGTTTACTTTGGAAGCTAAAATGGCAAAGATTTTCAAAAGACCAATTAGCTTTACTTAGCCTATTAAAAAAGAGATTTCTATCGGTATAGGTAAATGATTTTCTCCATGGCCTAAGTTTCAATACATTAGTCATTAGGCCAAGACAAGTAAAGAACTCAATAGCAGGCTCATTAAAGCTTGTCATATGAAGGTTATGGTGGGAAATACCAGAATATCCCTTAACAACGAAATTAAGTCTATTAAGAAAAATTGCAGCATCAGCTAATTCTTCTTTAGCATGAAATTCTTGGCCTGGTTCATAAGCTTCACAAACTTCCTCAAAAATACAATAAGAAAGATATTTAATTCTTGTTTGACAATCAAAACAATCAAGATTAACTTGTTTCATGTGACGCGTGCAATGCGCTGGCTCACGCGCGCCCAATGCTTCAGAAACTCGTGTTACATCATTCCACAGCTCTTCTTCTTTTGTAAAGTTACGAGGTTTGAAGTCATTAATATTCATAATTATCCTCATAGAAGATGACATTCAGAAATTAGATGGGTATGCATTACGCGTGTATGAGCTAGCGCATGATGGTGTCTTTTTTCATTTTTCTGCTCCATTTCAATTGGTTATTGACACATGATTTTTCTCAATATATTATAGGAGAATTGACTTGTCAATAACCAAAAACAATATATCAGTCCAATCTCAAGATAGGATAGATATCGTGCAACATAACTTCCTTAACAAGGTGTGGAAACATCAGCCTCCAGGTTTCTACTGTATATCTACAAAATCTCCATCAGGTAAATTTAAAGACCATTTTTTTAAAGATATAAATGAAGCTGCTGAATTTGTGAATACTGTTAAAGATGATCATAATGTGTACTTTGCACCAAATACTTTTTCAAAAGCTAAAAGAAATAAAGAATTTATGAACCCAAGCAGATTATTCTATGCTGATCTTGAAGGTGTTAGACCATCTACTTGTAATCGTAGGCCTCAAATTGCATGGAAAAGTAGTGACAAAAGATACTCAGCTATATGGGTAATTAGTACACCTATTAAATCATATACTGAGTATGAAGATATCAATCAACAAATTACTTATATAAACAAGGCTGATAAAAGTGGATGGGATTGTGTCCAAGTACTAAGGTGTCCTGGAACTAAAAACTTTAAGTATCCAAATAAGCCATTATCAAAAGTATTATGGATAGAAGATAAATTCTATAGCTCACCTCAAGAGTTACTTATTAAGACCTCCACATTACAACTGCTTAATAGATCAAGCCCAATGGTTGGCACTAGATCAGATATGTTATGGAGACTAGAGTGTGAGCTTAAAGAACAAGGATTTAGACCAGAACAAATATTTGAATTAGTAAAAAATAGTGGATGGAATAAATATAAAGGGAGACGTGATGAAGACACCAGGCTTAAAATCGAATTAGAAAAAATATCAAAGAAAACATTAAATAATAAGCCCGTTGTTGAAACGGTAATAGAATATAAACCAGCTACACGGTTATCTCAGGTAGAACCTGAAACAATCGAATGGCTGTGGAAGCCATATATACCTAAGGGAAAAATTACAGTTGTAGAAGGTGACCCAGGTGAAGGTAAATCATGGTTTACATTAGCTTTAGCAGCAGAGATTAGTCGTGGATCAAGAATGATTGGTGGTACACCAGGTACTTGTTTAATGCTAAATGCTGAGGATGGCCTTGGTGATACAGTAAAACCAAGACTATTAGCTTTAAATTCTAATGATGAAAATATATATGCTCTAGAAGATCCGATAACCTTTGATGATGAAAGTGGCTTAGATTATTTTAATCATCTAGTAAGCGATATTAAACCACAGCTTGTTGTAGTCGACCCGATTGTTGCCTATATGAGTGCAAAGGTTGATATATTTAAAGCTAATCATACTAGACAAATTATGAAGCAATTAAAGTTAACCTGTGAGTTAACTAATACAGCAATTATCATTGTTAGACATTTAACAAAATCATCCCGTGAGAGAATGATATATAGAGGTATGGGATCCATTGATATTACGGGTGCAGCGCGTTCACAATTAATGATAGGTGCAAACCCCGAGAATGAGGAAGAAAAAATTATTGTCCAATTAAAGAATAGTTTTCATAAAAAAGGTTCACCTTATAGCTATTTGGTCTCAAATAATAAATTTAAGTGGATAGGTGATATAGAGTTTGATCCCTTTGACTGGGTAGAAAAACCAAAAGAAAAAGTCAAAGGGATCAAACTTACACAAGATAAACCTAAGCCGAAGGCTCGTCTCGTGAATGGGCAGGTTCATAGATCTCTCGAAGGGCTGAAGAAACCTGATACCAAAAATCAGATCCCCGTTCACGTAAAACCGTTTCGGGTAAAAACGAAATAATATTATCGGCACATCTAGCCATAGCTGCAACAGTTTCCTGATCATTACGATCAGTTGCATAATAGTTAAGTCTAAGAACTGGCTTCTTCCGTTTCATGATACCTCCTAAAAGAAAGGCTCACAATCATAAGACTATGAGCCTTTCATAACATAGATTTTAATTAGTGATTATGCGGCTGCCTTACGACGAACCCGGGTTGTTTTCTTAACCGGCTCCGGTGGAGGAGGAGGAGAAACTTCAGCTTCAGCCTTAGAACCACGCGTTGGGCGACTAGCATAATCAGATACAAGCTGGTCAAAATCCTCTTTCTCCCAACCATAACGCTTGCCATCACGAGCAATGCCCTGTGAACGAAGCCAGCGACGAACATTACGGGGATCGTCAACGACAGCTTCTGAAAGTTCATTGATACCATAGGGCATGGCATTTTCAACTTCCTTAGACTCTTTAACTTCCTCCTTTGGTGCAGGCTTACGTCCACGAGTCTTCGGAGCCTCCTTAACCTCTTCCTCAACTTCAGCCTTAGCCTTACGCTTAATCGCCATGATTAGTCTCCTAGGTTATTAGATTAAAGGTAAGTAACAATGATGTAGCTTTGATAATAACACCAACGCTACATCATTGTCAACAGCTATTAAAACCTAGCATATTCAATAGTTTGGTATTTTACCGAGTTTGATAGCATCTTAACATCAGTCTTTATTAATCTTTTTGAAGTTGTATTAACAGCATACCCTTTATACTTTAGTGGAAGTTGACTAGTAGATCCAATAAGCATCACTTTCTTACCCTTATAAAAAGAGTAGATATTATCATTAGATACGAATGATGAGGACATGATCTCGTTCATCTCTGCATACGACAGCCTTAAGCTCACCTTTTTTCTCCAAGTCTAGGCTAACCTCAAGTTTACCAGTTTTACGCTCCTTTATGATATAAACCCCACGATCGGTCATCCGAGAGAGCTTTGATGCTTCATGGATGATACTCATGATGTTTACTCCTAAAGGAGATAATGTACATAATATTGTATATGAAAAGCTTCTTAACGTCAATTTATTATTTTTGGTATTGTAACTATAACACAAAACATATATATTTAATCGTCAAAGAAAAGGAGCATATCAAATGGAGATGGCGGATACACCGACTGCTATTAGAGCTACAATACAAGCTCTTAGTGAAGTAAATGAGGTCCTATCAAAAATTCATCCTGATACTAAAATTGAAGTAATCTTTGAAATGTTATGGAGTTTAGGTAATAACTCCTCACTTCAACATCTTGAAAACTACCGTAAAGTTTAGGAGACTAACATGGAAGAAGATAAAGTTCATATGTATAAGTTCTATGAGTATAAAGCTCAACTTAATAATGTTATTAAGGAGCTTAGACAGGTAAAGCCTGATCGAAAGATCTCACTTACTATCACAAAGATTGAAGAAGCTTGCCATTGGCTAAATGACTACATTAAATCAGAGTAAATAAAATGAGTGCTAGACTTCTAATCTTATCTCTAATATTATATTCTACCACAGCTGTGGCTGATGCTGTATTTGTGAAGAAAAGTTGGGGTGATTTAGATCAATTACAAAAGATTAATAACCTAGCTATTTGCTATAATATTTTTGATGCTTCTATAAATCTTAGACCAGAAAGAACTATTAGAAGTCTAGCCCTTCATAGGCTTTATCAAAATCGTTGGCTTTTAACTATGAGTAAAATTAGTAGTGACAAGGATATATATGATGCATTATTATTTAATCAAGAATTAGGTTATGCGATATATAATTCTCAAGAACTGGAGAAAGTGTATGAGTACTGTAAGGTGTTTCCATGAGTGAGCTAAATGACAACATCCGAGTAAAGCGTAGCGGTGGTCTAGTTGATGAGATCGCAGAACTTCATGGTAAATTGTCAGGTAAGGAATATGGGTATTTCACTGAAAATCAAAAGAATGAAATTGTGGCTTTATTCATTACACTTCAGGACATTGTCCTTGAAAGTGATGAGGCCTTTATTAAATTGCTTAATATCCAAAGAAAAATTGAAGGGAAGCCAATCCTCAAATGCCTGCCAAAAGGTAAATGGTACGAAGCAAGGAATTGAGCCGCCGGTTTATATACTTTGTATGACTAAGGAGGAGATTGAAGATATCTTAGTATCTGAGTGTTTAGAGGATACTTCACTATGTGCTGTATTAGATTATGCACAGAGCGATGCTTCGGACACTGAACTAGTACTAATCACTATACTTGTAAGGGGCTAACAATGATCGAGTACAATAAGCTAAGGGTATATGGTAGGAAACTTTTGGAAGAAACTAATAGGAATGCGGTTGAATTGCTAGGCGAAGAAAATCCATTTTCCGCACAAGAGCTTTATGATATCCAAAGGATTGGTCTTGACTTGCTTGTAGGGTTCAAGAATAATAATATACCTCCAAATGATGTAATATTGATACTTACAGTTTGTTGTATCTTTATCTCTAAAGACTCCTGTGAATTTGAGAAAATTATGGAGTTTATTAAGAGGACAGGTAAATCCTCCTATGATATGAGTCTTGATATTTTAACTCCAGCTGGTAAATGTTAAATGATCCTGTTCTTGGCATATGAGGTAGCTATAGGATTAACAGCAATAGGGGTTTTAATATTAGATCTGATATTCATTGAAAAACCTCTAGGTCAACTAGCAGTGATCCTAGCGATCCTGATGATTGCTCCTAGCACGATATTTGATACAATTAATATCGTCGTTGATTACCTATCAGGTCGGGATGACTTAAATGAGCTCTAAAGGATATGAACCTATAACTGCTGACTTTAGGTTTACTTACATAAAAGATGGAAGAGATATCTACGGAATTAGAGAACAGTATAACATCTCTTATCCACCACTTGACCAATTTGTCGATAAGATCAATGATGGTCACATCTTCTTAAAGCAAATATCAATCCACATCATGAGACTTACTGGTGCAACCGAAAGTGAAATCTAAGCCACAATCAGGTAATGGAGAATATCATGGATCGTATTGACGGTAAAAAGATCATCGAAGCGGTCAAAGAGGTAAATAATGTGCTTAGCAAACTTGTTGATAGTTTGGATGTTATTAAAAGTCCACCAATGCAAGATCCTGACTGGATTAGAAGAGATCCAACAATGGAAGAAGACGAGTCTGGGCTACCTATAGAGGCACACTTGAGAATAGGCGATAAATTTGTACTTAGGTATAAGTCTACAGCTTACTATAATGCGGCTATCTTTATGCTCTGCTCTGGACCAAGTCTTATTAATCAAGATACTGGTTTACTGTTTGATAATATTAGGGATTATCCACATTTCATGGATGATGAGGAAATAACACTTGGTGATTTAATTGCGGATTTACCATCAAACTTCGAAATAGTAGCTTATATTAGAGGACCATTACACGGCGAAAACTAAAGGATAATAGAATGAGTAAAAAGGAAAAGACTACCCATATGCTTAGCAATAGAGAAAAAGAAGTAATAGAGTGGATTTGTCAAGGTAAATCAACTACAGTAATATCACAAATTCTAGGTATCTCTATGGGTACTGTGTTTACTCATAGAAAGCATATACTCAAGAAGTTTGATGTAATATCCATGTATCAAGCTGTCTATCTTTATGGTAGATTAAAGTTAGAGGAGGAAATGAAAAGTAATTGATTAAAAGCAGCCAAAATATCATAATAAACATGATGAACGAAGGAGATGACCATATGGATAAGATATCTAATGACATAGGTGTTTTTCTCGAGGCTTACCATTTATGGATAGCAGATGTTTCACATGTAGTACTTAGTTCATATAAAGCTAAAGTATTTAATTTAGGTACTGAGTCACTTAGACTTAGACTAATGAGAGGTATGACAGGAGACTTGATCGATGACTAATCTATTATGGCAAGATAATAAATGGAAGGCCGAGCTATCTAGGCTTAATCAGAATGTTATTGAAGCACATAACTTGTGCCATGACTGGTATATGGAACATCCGGAAAAAGAGCTACCAAAAGAGTTAAATCTAAGACTGCTTATTGCTGAAGCAAATGTTGAGGTCCATAAAGATATTGCTCGTCAACAGTATTTTGTAGAACTTTCACATGGTAGAGTAAAATGAAGACACTATACGAAGATAAGAAATGGAGAGAAGAATTATATAAGCTCTCTAAGATTAGCCACAGGTTGCATAATGAGGTATTTAACCTGAGAGCTAAGCACAAAAAGGTGCCAATACATAAACTTATTACTTTAAAGAATATTGACTTAAAAATAGTCCATCTTAGAATTAGAGCTAAAGATCACTACTTATTTATGGATAGACAAATAGACTTATTAAATGTCCTAATAAGGGTAAGAAGCTGGAAAGCTAATAGGTGTAACATGAACCAATATGATCATATTCCAAAGCCTGTAACACAGGGTACACTATATCCACACCAATCTGGATGGATTTTTACCGTTGTAGGTAATGATCTTAATGATTACTACTGTAAAGCTGTTACTTATGACTCACGAGTGATAGCTAAGATAGCAATGAACCAAATGGTTCGTGAACTTAACTCAGGAGAACTAAGATGACTTATGATAATACTGAAGACTTTAAGACTCTTTTAGGGCTTATTCGTAAAGCAGAAGAGTCTAATAAAGAACTTGACCTCTTTCTATCTAAGCTAAACCATAGAAATGGTCAATCAGAAAAGATGCTTGATACAGCTAAATATTTTATAGAGATGGAAAAAAGACTGGAGCTATTAAAGGTTAACCTAGATTTTAATAAGGAGTGATATTATTAGCTGGAGATTAGACAAAAACAACAGTTGTAATAAGAAGCCACATATCATATAATGTCTGTACATCGTGAATGAGGAGTTGCAGAGATGTACGACTATCACCACCGGCATGCCGTATCAATGGATCACGTAGATCTTAACTACATCGGATGGAGCATCCCGCCGATCGAAGAGTTCGCTGCGATCCTGAGTGTCTTCCTGAAGCGGATCGCCGCCGAGCCGATGTTTAGCGCCACTGAACTATGCACCACCTCGGCGGCCATCTCATGCACTCGACATATCCTCGGGGTGACCGGGTGCATCGAGAACGGCCCGGACATGGTCGAGGCCTTGGGCGACTACATGCGGCCGGCCGAGATGTTCGAGCCTCAGTACTGGATATCGACGCCACCTGAGAGGCACGTCCTCCGCACGCTGGCGGACGCCATGATGAAGCTGCCGAACACCTTCGATGGTGACGCGGCGTTCGAGCGGGCGTCGATACTCGCAGCGTCCAGAAGCATTCGTGGAATGTCTGGCGACCTACTAGAAGACTGACAATAGCCTCCTATTATATCAGATAAGGAATTGATGAGATGACCGACACAACCAAAATCACAATCAGCATTACAGAGTACAAAGCGTTGTTGCAGGTAGCGTTTGCATCAGTTAGATATGCGTCAACTCACCGCATCGAGAGCAAATTAGATCGTGAAAGTATGATCGACGCTATGAACAAACTGAGGCAACAAGGTATCTACCCTGGACTGGTGGAACTTGCAATACGCACACAACACTCTTAGGCCCTTTAAATCCGAATAAGGGGTTAAACAGGTGAGTACAAAATACGGATCATCTCAGCCACCTGAAACGTTCGTCGCTGAGTATTGGTTTGTTACAGCCTCACGTAGAGATTCTCTTCAAGCTTTGTGTGAAGTCATGAGAACTCTCCCAGACACATATGAAGGTGGGATAGCTTGTGAGTATGCCTCAAAGTTCGCTGCAGCTAGAAGAGTACGAGGTGCGACTGGCGACTTACTAGAAGACTTACAGTAGCTCACATATCCACAGGTTGTTAGGTTCGACTGAAATGAAGCTCGCTATTTTATTCCTCATCTTTGCAATATGTTTTGTAGCTTACAGTACATACATCTCATACCTGTGGATAACAGTTGCACCTTCATCCCATGACACATGAACGCCAATCTTCTATAATGTACACATGATCAATCGTGATCGACAACCTCTTGACATGAAATGAACGTGATATGTCACACAAACCCGAAATCGTCGCCGAAAACACGCACGTCTCTTCAAACGTCACATTGCGCGAATATTTGAAATCGTGCAAATTCAATCCATCGACCGATCAAATGAAAAAAATTCGTCATCATCTACGCGCGTATCGCAAATCGTGTAACGACGAACACGTCATGACGCATACACATCGCGATCGTTGGGCGTTCGACATTAACGACGATGCAACATTGAAAATCGTCCGAAACATCGCATACAAAATCATGGGACGCAACGACGAACAATCACGTGAATTGTCAACGACGCCCCGACATGCAAAACGTGTCACCAAAAACACGAATACCAAATCCGATGTTGCGACGCCCGATGATGCGACGCCCAACGTCAAACGTATTCGTGTGCGTCGCAAAAATCACGAGACGAATGTCACGCATGATAATACGTCCGATGCAAAACATGTTACACCAATCACGACACTTCCATCAATTGACGATGCAATGAACGCGTAATCAAACTCACGAATTATATGACGTGTGTCATTCGATGCACGTCATATTTTTTTGGGCGGATATACGACATTTTTATCGCGATTGCGGGTACACATGACGACATTGTGATCGTTCGCGTTTCGTTCTTGTGAATATTGTCATGTGATTTAATTCATGCGAAATCTTCTCTCTTTGTTCTCCTTTCATTCACGCGCAAACACGCCACATTTGTTTATGCTTTGTTC